ATACCGAAATTCTCTTGTACGGCCCCCATTGCTTTATCAATAACTACTGATTTATTAAATTCTGCGAAGCTAAATGAATCTAAGTTTTTAGGTTTGATTAAAATACCTCCGTCTCTTACTTCTAAGTTATAGTTGTATGTTTTATTCTCAGATTCAATTTGAACTAGATAATCTACAACTCCTATTATTTCTCCAAGCTTTTGAAAACTCTCATTATTTTTTTCTGGCGGTTTTAACCTATCTTCATCTTCATTATTTGAAAATTCATAAATTCCTTCTGTGGCAGGAACAAGATTAGGCCTTAAAACTATTACCTTTGCTTGTGATGAAATTACGCTATTTTTTCCAGCAGATATAGAACCACCTGAAATAGAAGTATTATTTAGATTACCATTAGATCCTCTTATAGAAATGTTACCACTACTATTGCTCACATTTTCGTTCATACTTCTTATTGCTGTATATGTAGCAACTTGAGAAGGGGATCCATTACTAGTAGGTCTTGTACTTATAGTTAAAATATAAGTTGCACTTGCTGCATTATAGTTTGATGTAGCTGCGATAGAAGCAGTAATTGTAGATGTTCCTGTTGATAATATAGAAACTGCTCCTGTTGAAGAACCTACACTAGCTATACTAGTGTTACTAGAAGAATAGGCAATACTTAAACCACTAATACTTGGAGTTCCTGCTAAAGTATAACTTTCATCTGAATACTTTGATTGTGCACTTAAGCCACTAATAGTTGGAGAAGCTTTAGTTATATCTGCACCTGTAGAAGATTGGTCTGTTATAGAATAATTATTTATATCATCTCCTGAATAAGAAGAAGAAATGGTAACTAACTTACTAGTTCCTACATTAGCATTATTAAAAGTTCCCGTGTAACTTCCAGAAAAACTATCCCCACTTACTAAACCTGCATATGAAATATTAGAAGTATCTAAAGTTGCAGAAGTTGTTGCATCATAGGACTTATTTGAAGCAGTTAGTCCTGAAACTGTTAAAGTTCTAGCGGTAATGTTTGCTGTAGTACTAGATTGATCTGTTACTGTATAATTTCCAGAATCCACTCCTGAATAAGAAGCAGAAATTGATACTGTCTTACTGGTTCCTATATTTTTGTTATCAAAAGCTAGAAGTTTGTAAAATCTGTTCCTATTTTTGTTTGATATGTATTACCAGCTCTATAACCATATCCAAACTTAACATCAGTAAATGCACCAGCACTGCCAGGTAATATTGTAGATGCAATTTTTTCTATTGTTATCAGATTAAAATTATTACTTGGACTAATATCAAAGTAAGTCCCAGTGAGACTAGAATGAGACGTATCAAAATTATACTTGTAAAATTCTTGTAGATCTATGGTAGGGTTAGGTACAAATGTACTATTATCTTCTGAGAATTCAAACTTGTAGATAGATGATCCAGCAGATCTAACAGCAACCAATCTTTGTGGTGTGCTACTGTCAAAGAAACTAGAACTCAATGCTACTTGCTGTGCATTTGATAACAAAGTTGCATAGTCATAAACTATTGTTATTTTTTGTGTTGAAGGATCATAAGATTGAATATAACCAGAGGTTGCTCCAGAAAATATTTGGAAGTTAGGTGTAAAATTATATCTACCTTGATATAGAGATACTTCTTGTCCATCAAAGTGATCAACATCAGAAGTAGATTGCTGACCTCTAGTGACAGTAAAGGTGCTGGCAGTAATTCCAGTGATCTGTAATATTTCATCTCCTATCTGCACATAATCCTGTTCAGCAAATCCAGTTGGATCATCTACGACTAAACTAGTTCCACCAGCAGCAAGACCAGAATGTCCAACATAGATTGTCAATCTTGATGTAGACTGTGATGCACCAGACCTTACCAGATCTTCGTCAGCAACTGATAATAAATCACCTCTAGCATATCCAGTACCAGCATTCTCTAATGTAACACTTGATACTACACCCGCACCAGACACAGCAATTGTAGCAGTTGCTCCACTTCCAGATCCTCCTGTAAGAGAAACGCCAGTGTAAGTATTGCTAGTGTAATCAGCACCACCATTGAGGATTTCATATCTTCCTATTCCTGTAAAATTGATACTTGTTTTTCTTGATGGAGCAAGTAATGTTGCTTCCTGATATAATCTTTTTCTTATATAATAAGTCTTAGTTGTTGTACTGTCATTAGGGTTAATATCTACTGTAACTTTATCACCAACACCAAGACCATGATTCTCTGCTGTCTCTATTAGTGCTACACTCTGATTAACTTCAAATGGTTCTAATCCATCACTCAATGATGTGAGTCTTACAATTCTAGTTCCAGATGTATTAAACAAATCATCTGATTGTATAAAGTATGTGTTGTCAGTATTCCATGTACCTGTCAAAACCTTGATCTGAACTACGTTTTGAGAGGTTGTGCCTTCCAACACTTCAGCAGTAGCAATAGGTGCATTGATACCATCAGTCAAACTTAATGTAGCACCTTTTGTATAAGAACTTCTTTGATCTAGTAGAACATCAAATGTCTTAATTGCAGCAGAGAATGTACCAGTATTATCAAACGTACCAGATACGTTTCTAAGTACAATTATACTATCATTCTTAACAGTTCCAACAATGGTTCCAGATGCACCAGATGATGGTTGTGTTAATGTATCATCTGCAAACAAATATGCAGATTGTATTGTTGTTAACTTAACAACTTTATTTTGTTTTGACTCTAGATAGTTTACAGTTTTTCCTTTTACAGAGGAAACAATTGCCTCTGCTTCTGAACCTTGTGTTCCTCTATTATTAAAATATACTTGTGAGTTAAGAGAAAAGTTATCAGATGAATCATTTACATTTACTGCATCAACTGTACCTGGTTTTACATCAGATATTGTTGCTACAAATCCATCACCATTTCTAGGCATTCCTGCTTCATATAATCTTTTCGCTTTTTTAGGAATGTCATCTTGACTGATGTTGGAATTGTAATTACTATCAACGGGCAATGAGTAAAAGTTTTCTCCTATAATGTATGGATACTGCGGTACTTGATTGCTATCAATAGTAATGAAATAAGCATAAGTTCCTTGCGGAAATTCTGGGGTGGTGCAAAATCTTCCATTGTTTTTATCTAATAATCCACTTTTGTGGGTATAGGTATAATCATTAACAAATGACCCTATCGGGTACGTTGTTAATGAAGGACCATTTGAACGAGTACCCTTAATAGAATAACTAGATGTCATCCTAACAATAGGAGAAGATGGATCTAATGGATCTTGATATCCAAATGCACCATATATTGGATTACCATCATATGCAAAACCTATGATTGGAGAATGAGTTTTAGATGCTGGTTCTGTTCCAGAAGTAGTTAGATTATCATTGAGAGAAACACGAAGTGCTTTCGGGTTTGCTGAATAACCATAACCATACTCTAATACATTATTATAATTTGCAAATATACATCCATTCTCTGTATCTAAATTGTTTTCTAATTTCTTATATCTGTTAAAGTTCCACTCCTTAAGAAGAGGTATACCTCTCGCACCATTACCAACTGGAATTACATCTACTATTACAGTATTTTGATTGTAGAAATTACCTTCGCCAATTTTATTAAATCCTGTAATCTGTCCATCAGTATTGATAATTGCTTCATACTCAGCAAATCTACCCCTACCAGCATTATCTCTAATATTGATTAAAGGAGGTGAAGAATAAAACTCACCAGGATTGTCAATAGTTAAACTTGTTACTTTACCACCTGTGACAACAGCACTAATAGATGCATTACGACCAGATGTAATTGTAATCTCAGGAGTTCTAGGAAAAATGTCAGTGGTATCTACAATAATACTTTCTACTACCTGACCAGCAAGTATTGCTCTTGCTTTATTAGGAACTTGATCAATCAATACAAATGGAGGTCTTACATATCCAGTTCCTCTTAAGTCAACTCTAATTTCTTCTAGTAAACCAAATCTAATACTATCTGGATCTTTGTAACCATAGAAAGGAACACCATTCAATCCAATACCAACATCAGTCTTAGGTGTAGGATATGACTCTGTAGTTCTAGTTGCTTCTTTTCTAATAATTTTTAATAATTTTTGATCTAGTATTTCCTCATTGACTGTAGTTCCATCAAGGATCTTGTGTGATGGAAAACTAGAACTAGCAATGTAATAGTATTGGTCATCTGCGAGTATAGCAGACACATCTGTAGGAACTTGATTCAATGAAGTTGCAACTGCTGGTAATGTAGGAACATTTACAGAACCAAATGTGCTTTTGATCCAACGAGTTTGATTTGTACCTACATTTACAATTTTAGGATCAGAAGTTTCAAAACCAGGATTTGATACTTGTATCTTATCACCAACATCAGAGAATGGTTTCCCTTCTTTTGGCAATGCATTGTATATGACTCCAAGAGTCAATAATGTAACACCACCACCAGATAATGTTACTGGTTTGTATACAGACTCCTCAGCACTGTGTGTGACTGCGTTTTGAGCAATTCTATTATCAATAATAAACTGAGTAGCAGTCTTAGAACTGAATGTTATCGTTTCTTCACCAATTAATATTGATCCTGTCTTACCCCATCCTATTGTAGAAAAAACATTTACTCTATCACCTGTGCTTGCAGTTCCCGTTAGTGTTGTCTCAAGACGAGTCTTAGTTGAGACATTAAAGTCACCATTAACTGTCTCAGGTGCTAATACAATGTTAAATATTTTCTCACCATCAGATGTACCATCAGCATAGACATTATCTACAGTTGCATCTGCATATCCATACTCTTCAGTCTCTGTTTGTACTATTTTCTTTCCTACTAGACTCTTAACATCACCAGTTATAACTTTTGCTTTTATTGCATATACATTTATCCAGTCTGCATTTGATACTTTATATGTAAAGTCTCTTGGTTTGTATACTTCTGGTTTATTAGTATGATCTTTAGCAACAATAGTGTTAAAGACAAATTCAATAGAACTTGTAGTTCCTTTTGCTTTGTAAAATTTTTGTATATTCTTAATTAAGGTTCTTTTATCTACTTCACCCTTAAGATATTTCTCAGGAAAAGAACCTAAGTATTGACTCTCAAAATTCTTGACAAAAGAATATAGAAAAAGGTTACTTACGTTAAGAACCTTCGCACCAGAGCTATGTGGTGCTGCATCTGTGCTGGTGTACTCTGACGAGCTATAAAGATCACCAAGAGTTGTGTTACCGCTAACACCTCTAACTGCTCCTGATAGAGTTGTGCTTGTTCGTGATTCATAGAAAATTATCTCGTTGTCTATTCGTACATATCCGTTTTTCTCTGGAAAACTCGTCGCATCTTCCAATACAATTGAAGTGTCAGAAGTAGAGATACTAGTGACCAAAGTATCAAACTGTTTAAGTAAGTTTTGTTCATAGTAATCAATGTCAGCATATTTTTCAATATTGGTAATAATATCTAACGTACCACCTTGTACCTCCTGTTGTTCATAATACTTCTGAATGAACTTACTAAACAATTCATATTCAGATGTAATAAACTCAGGAAGTTGTGACTCAATTAGAGTTGATATCCTTTTTGTTTTTACAGATGGCATTTCTTACTCTTTGTACGCAGTGAATGATGAATTTGCAACGTCAACATCAAGATAAACTTCACGCATTGCCTTGATATCATTAGATAATGGTTTTACCCTTACCGAAATTCTATTATCAAAGAAACTACCTTTTATGATAGTTAAGTTGTACATTTTTAACTCACCTCTGACATAATCTATGTCACCAATATCGTTGTCTAGTACAACCTTGTCACCAGTTACGGTATCTAGTCTATATAGGATGATTTTGCCATCTCTGTCCTCAACATACACATCAAAATTAGGATACTCAGTTACTCTAAAACCAGTAGATGACAATACAGGATCATCACAGTCCTCATCAAAGGCATTCTGGAAACATACCTCGTAATAGAAGGTAGAATTAAGAGACGGATAAAAATCTTTTCTCATTGTGAGACTCGTGAGATTAGAATTGATACTTTTGTCAGCATCATCTATTACACCTACAAACTTACTGTATCTAAACTTACCATTAAACTTCTCAGTATCACTTGTATCAATGTAAGACTGTATAGAACCAATAACCTTATCTCTAATTTGTGTTGGTGTTTGATCTGTAATTAGACTGTTGTAATATATCTTACTATTCATCTCAACGTATAGAATAGAAGGATCTACAATCTGTGGTTCTACAGATGCAACAACATACTTCTTAAGATCTGCAACAATCTTGTTCTTTGTTAGTGATGTAAGATAACTTGCATCAGTTGGTTTCAATACAATGAATACTTTTCCATATTGTGGTGGTTCTTGATCTTCTCCACCAAATATAATAATGTCACTTGTTGCTGGATATACTTTTCTTACAATTGCTTCATAGTCATCTGCGGTCACTGCACGCTCCTGTGTGCCATATGCTTTTGGAGCAGTGTATTTTATCTTAGCAGTGCTTTCTATCTCTTCACCGCCCGCTGAAGCGGTAGTAGAAGTAATAGATGTAGTAAACGCATTTGGAGATACACCATTAGGGTTCTCTAGTACACCAGAGAAGACAAATGTACGAACTCCATTACTTTCAGGTCCTGCTGTTGTTAGATATGATACTTCAATACGTGCATTGGTCTCCAGCTTCTTACCTAAAACACCATCACCCATAAGAATTTCATATCTCTGATCCTCAATCTCATCAAGGAAGAATACTTTTGATGTAGCATCAACACCTAAAATGTTATCTGCTACAAGATATGGTTCATTAAAACTACCACCAGTAGGAAATACTTTTACTCTAATTGTATTAGTATCAATATTAGGATTATCAAGAATAAATTTTTGACTCTTTAATGCTGTGTTAACAGTAAATGTATTAACAAGTTGTGTTCCTTCTTTAACTTCAACATTAGTAAAGGTTGCAACATCATTAATTACTTGTGCTTTTACATCATCAGTTACAACATACTGATACACGTTATTATCAAAAGACGAAATAAATCCTGTTCCTTTCTTCAGGATAAGTTCTGTGTCAGTTGTTGGTAATGGTAAACCTAAGAATGGATATGTACCAGTGGTTGATCGTAACGGAGTTAAAAAGGTATTTGACACCAAGAGTGGATCGTTAATTAATCTTGATAGCACAGCTGCAGCAGCAACTGGTATCACAGAAAAATCATTCGATACAAGAGGACCTCTTGAGAAATTTGAGGGTATTAACTTCTATGATTCAAGTGGTAACATAGCAAGTTCAGCAGTCAATTGCTCTAGTGGTACCCGTAATAAGAAACCATGCTTCCCAGAAATGGTATGGGATAATTTACAATCAACAAGTCCAGTCAAAGCATTACCTATCATAGATGATATAGGACAAATACTTGGCGTGTTTATGCAAAAGAAAGGATCTGGTATTGGATTGGAAGCACAGGTCAGAGCACAGTTTACATGTAACGAACCAGAAGGCGGTGGTGCTAAGTTCAAACCAAACATTGTAGATGGCAAGGTTGAGTCTGTAGATGTTATTAATCCTGGCATAGGATATGGATTTGATCCTGCTGACACATTCTGCCCTAAAGAACAATATGCAGTCGAAGTGCCAAAAGCAGGACTGCAGCAGTTTGTTAATGATGGAGAGTATCTAGAACAAGTTATAGAAGGTAATCCTGAT